GCGCCCGCTTCGAGCGTATACTGTACTTTAAGCATGAGGCGCGCCTTGCTTACTTGTTGCGGAAGATGGCCGACTTGACGCGCTCAACGAGAAGATGAGCGGCCGTGTTGACAGCCTCGTAGTGCGTGGCGTAGTAGAATCCAGCGCCGCTTGCCACGATGGCAACAATAATCATCGTCATGGTGTTCTCCTTAACTTGTTGTCGGGTACACTAGAAGTTAGCTGTCGATTTGTCAACCTGACAGTAAGTAAATTTACCTGATAGGACAGGCTCCACCAGTGCATTCGCCAGTATCGAGCATGTCAGCCGCAGCAACATCAGTCAGATTGACCGGGAGCAGCGTAGATACATATTCTCTATACGTTTCTTTCGACACGGGCGTTTGAGGCAAATAAGGATACCCCAAATCTTTAGCAGTCTTCGTCGGATCGGCCCTGTAGATGAATGATACACCAACGTAGCTGTCCCAATTCTCAATCAACCAATCAATAATCGCCGGGACTTCTCCAGGATCGTACGAGACAGTTATAGAAGCGTTGGTCTGGCAGTAGTTATCCATGACAAGTTTATAGCGATCGAGTTGCTGCACCGCTGTTTCTAGATTTACTTCAAGATCGCCATCACGATCAAAAGCGATGTGCTCATACGCGACAGGCAAAACGATAAGCACACCTGTCGGATCGTACGGATCAGGTTCAATCTTGTAATTTGCTACGCGCAACTTTTCAACCAGCGGATCATGCACAGTGAAACGAATGCGGTTGAAGATATACTTGGCGAGCGGCTTATGTATTCCTTCGGCAACTTCTCCGCGCTCATTCGTGCCAAACACTTTTGATGCGGTATTGTGGGACGCAGCACAACCGTACGCGACATACTCGTTGCCGTCCGGCACCGAAATGTCAGCAGTCATGTGGGCTCCAACAGATTGGACGCCATCGACACGTACAGCATACACACGATTCCACGTCCGAACCGGGTGATGTTTAAGTTTGTTGCTCAAACGCCATAATGCCTCGACGGCTTCTGGCGTCGAATGGGCGCCGAGTGTACACAAATAGATGCACTTATGCTTTTGTAGGTTCTGTCCTTTTGTGTTGGGACTGCGTCCAAACGCGAGCCCCACCGCCCAAGCAATCTGCTGAAAGTCTTTGGTGAACGCATCGTCAGACTGTGTGAAGATGACAGAACGTGCGCGCTTGTTGTAGCATCCATCACTGTCGGTAAGACCGGCAACGAACGCAATAACATGCTCGGCGGCGCCGTGCCTGATGGCGCGCGGAACGCCAACCGAAACGTCTTTCATCAAGTCGTTGGCGAGCATCCATCTCCATAGACCGGCTGAGCCGACCTCAAGCGCGAACGCCTTCCGGTCCGACAGCTTTTTTACTTCTGCACAGCTATCAAGCCCAAAGACATCGACTAATACGTTTCTTGCGCGAATAAGATTTTCCTCATTCGCATCAACAAAGCGGATTCGGTACTTAGACGCAGACTGCGCCCCGTCCCCGAACATATATCCGATGAACCACGCAAGTTCGCTGGTCATTTCACTTGGTTGATTTATGGTCCGCGTCTTACCCCCGTGCGGGTTCAGCCTATACTTGTTAAGCGTCTTGAACGCGTACGGTGTCTCATTTTTGTACAAACCGGCGACCACAGATAGTTCATCCCCAACCTGTAAGTCTTTAGTCGCGCGCCATTCGCCGGAAACCAACCGCCATTTATGCTCTGCGGTGCCGTGGATCGGAAGATTATAAGTAGTCTTGACTTTGTACAACTCATCGACGCCGTTGTCGAACGTCTTATCCACGCTCGTTACTGATCCGTCAGCACGGACCACGCTGTCACACGTGTCCGCCCATACGACTCCGTCAGGATGTTCCTCAAGCATCTCATGAATACGCTTAATACCTGTCGGTGTAATGATATTTGCCCAAATAGGAAGACATCCGCTAGGCTTCACCGTGGTGACGTGCTTCGCGCGAGGCATGTGTAGTTCGTCTGCCATACTATTTGCGCCGCTAATTGCAGCGTCTTTAAGTGCTTCCCACGCCTGAGCTTCGTTCTGGTGTTCCCACGCGACGGCGCCAGTCACGCCGACACCACACAGATGCAGGAATTGATTATTCTGGTGCCACGACTCTTGCAAAATTCCATCACGAAAATCTACACAGGTCGCGCGGTAGTTTGCGCGCGAGATCAGATAGTGAGCCCGATGCAGACCTTCCTCGTCGCCGTTGAACGGAACAAGGTTTGTCTCAACGAGACAGCAAAAGCCGCGATCCGGCAAGAGCTGCTCCGCACAAGGATTAAACGTATGACAATACGGTGCCCGGCGCTGAGCCTCAACCATGTTAATAAATCCGGGCTCAGACCCTCCGGCGTCTTCCATCAAACGAAACACATTTTTAAGTTCATATCTGGTCGGCTTCCGAGTGAACAACAAGCTGTTGTTCGACATGGCGCGCTGCTCGTTTCCTGTTAGCCAGTAGTTGTTTTTTGCTGTGGCAAATGCCTTCCATTCTGGTTCTCCGTGGGCTAAAAACGCGATCTGCGCAGAGCGCCGAGAAGATAAGATCATCCCGAGCCAGTTCATAATATCGAGAATATCAATCCGCGTTAGAAGTTGTCCGACGCGGTTATTCATGATCTCGGCGATCGCACCGTAAGCGCGCGCGATTTGTGCGTCACCACTGCTAATCCACCCGTAATTACGCAGCCGCCCACCGGCGCCACGAACTTCTGAGAAGTCGATGATCAGTTTCTTTGCTGGGTACTTACCAGCCAGGAGCTTGCCGACGCTCTTTGCCCAAGCGTGGGCCGAGTCTCCGATACTGATAGTCCACACACCCGTGGTGCGGTCGTACGTCTCTATATTTGTTTCCCTACCCTTCTGCTCGCGTGTCCGTTCTGAACGCACAACTTCAACATCCATCGCGGTTGTGAAGCCGTTCAGAGAACCGACAATAGGGCGAAAGCCGACGCCACAGCCCTGAAGCAGTAACCACAGGGCATCCACAATGTCGTGGACACTCCTTACTTCCATTCCAGCGCAGTTGAACCCGGTACTCTCGACGACCTGCGTGATCGGCATCCCGCCAAGCCACCTAGCGCGACCCGAAAATGTCACCTTACGGTCGAGGAATAGTTCCCGAAGTTCAGCCAATTCGGCTTCTTCAGTGTCGGTAAGCGAAACAAGAACCCACTCGCCGTCAGCGCGGGACATGCCTGCCTTCGCCCGCTCCCACAGCCACCGCTGGTGACCGATGACCCGTTCAGTAGCCTGTTCCGGTGTTTCGAAAACAGTACCTTGATCATCGAGCGGACGAAGGTAGGTCCGCGCCTCAATAATCGAGGCACGGATAGAGGGTTCTGCGCGCATTGTTGCTGCCTTGTTGTGGTGGAGAGACGAGGAGTGACGTTAGTGTAGTTAACGCACCGCGTCAATCACCAACGACAGACAGCGCCGGTCGTTCTGCCATCACCTTCTTGATGGCGGCGATGTCTGCAGCCCCGTCGCCGGGGAGATCATCATCGGACATCTTCGCCGCCGAATCGAGCACCACGTTCATATGGCGCGCATAGAGAAGATCGACGAGTTCGTTGTGTCGGCCGCTGGTGAGTTCCTGGATCGCCAGGGCGATGATCAGCGCGGGCGGGACAGGGCCGCCGAGTTCCATGCCGGCCACGGTGTATTCGGAACACACGACGTTTGCCGAATTGCTGTCAGCACCGTCCTCGACGACGAAAATGAACTTGGACATTGTAGATTCCTTTCAGTGCGCTGTTAGCGCCGTTGATTACTGCGCTGCGGCAGCGGTGGACTCGTCGGCCTCAGCCATCTCGCTCTCCAGCGTCGCGATGTACTGCCCATAGAAGTTATCGACCAGCTCGGGATGCGCCGTGAGGGCGCCAAAGACGACGACCAACATGCCGGCCCGCGTGATCGGATCCGTCAGAGCGGATGCCGGGAAAACCTTCGTACGAACGACATCGACGGTACCGTCCGGCGTATCCGAGACGACGACAGTGAATTTTGCCATTGTAAACGTCCTTTCAAAGAGTTGAGAGATTGGGTCTTGCGCGTTTTCAGTGTTGCAGAACTTCATACCGCAAGCAAACAGAAGCTTACTTGATGGTCAATTCCGCAATCAATTGGGCTGCCCGCCCCCTGGGAGGTCGATTGTCGGCCAGCATCCCAGTGGATTGTGCATCGAGAAGGATCGCGGCACACGCCATAGCGTGTCCAAGGTGATGCACACCGCTATCCGCCGCGAATTCCTCTCCGTCGATCCACGACAGAATATGACGCTGCGCAGCATCAGCGTAGATCAGGGCCTGGACAGCTGTTTCCCTGAAATTGTAGGCGCCGTACTTTTCCATGCCGTTCTTCATCGCCATCGAGCAGTGAATCAGCGCGACAGGCGGAACAAGCGAAAGCGGCGGCTTCTTGATGCCGAGCAGATCTTTGGGGTTTGTCCCCGGCACTGCTGCCGGGGACTTCGTGGAGTTGGTCATTTACACACCCTTTCGCAAGGCTGGAATTGCGATCAGACGCGCTTGCCGATGCGCAGAGCCGGTTTCGGCGCAGAAGCCGGCGCCCTCACCGGTTCCTGGGTCACGGCCTCCTGGACATCTTCCGCCTCGTCGCCGGCAAGAGCGCTCTCGGCGGCCTCCTTGATCGCGTCCATCTCGGCGACGCTGATCCAGTCAGCGAGGCGCAGCGTCGGCGCGTAGGCCGTGTCGCCGTCCTTGGTCTCGAACTTGTCGGTGCCGATTTCGATCAACGGGATCTTGAAGCCGCCGGCCTCGTCGAGGTGGGTCTTCATCTTGCTCCCGTACTCGGCCAGCAGCTTGAGGATGGGACGCCACGGCGTGTCCGCCTTGAACGTCGTGTCCATCTCCTCGCCGACGTTCGGATCGACGGTCTTCACCATGATGCCGAGTTGCCAGCCGTCGCTGTTCTTCTTCCCTTCGGCCCAGTGGTTGGTCAGCTGATCGACCGGAGTCGGCTTCTCGCCGTTGACGATCGAGAAGTAGTGCGTCTCGACCGGCTTCTTGGACTTCCAAGCAGTCCATACGTACTTGGCATTCCACAGGTCGAAGGCGAGGACGGCGCCGTCATCAACATCTTCCTTGCCGACAGACCACACGCCGGTCTTGCCGTTGAAGTTGAGGCGCCGCGCACTCGACACGCCGGCATCGGCTGCAGTCTGGCTGAACGGATTTACGCCACCAGCGAAGGCAGTAAGGCCACGTCCACCACTCGGGGGGACAACGATGTTATTCATGTTGTTTCTCTCTTTTTGCTCAGGTTACTTCACTTGTTACGATCTGTGACTCGCAACACGTCATACGGGGCGCCTGGGATTTCATATTTCGCAACATCGATCCCATCGGCTTTCATGGCCTTCAAATCAAGTGTTTTTCTTCCCTTGTTTGAATACCACGACACGCCCCATCCAGGACTGCCGATCTTTTTCAGCCGCTTCTCAGCGAGCTTATCCTTCAACCGTTGTGCGGCTAAATTGTGTTCTTCCGCAGCTGCTGTGGCGGTAACCTGCGTCGAATTGTACTCGATAACAAACGGGTCAAGCTCCGCAACGTCAAGAGGATCACTGCTGTCCGCCTTATATTCGGCGATCTGATTTACCGTACCTTGTCCACACGCCTTTCGCCACCGGCAGTATTTGCATCCGCCATCAACCTTGCCTTCGGGCCACGCCTTCATCGGATCATCGAGTTCGTACACCTTTATGGCACGAAGCTTGGCGATTTCGAACACTTTCGGATCATACGTAACGACGAACGGCGTAATGACATCGAGCCACGCCGCATCAATGTACAGAATGATCCAGTATTCCGGCTCCCAGTCAGTCGTCTCGCGGATCATGCCGATGCCGATCTGCGACTGATTGTGATGCTTAGTCCGTTCTTCTTCCAACACAGCACGCGGGTCGATCGACTTGATTTCTAAGCCGATACACCCGGTCGTGACCGAAGGGAGAAGAAAGATATTGTCGCCATACCGTACTTCTACTGGGCCGTTCGGCACACCAATAATGAGGCCATCAGGCGTCGCCGAGTTACGACTCAGCACGTGCGTTTTCTGATCATCACCGCCAAGGATGAATGACAGTTCCTCCGGAAGATGGGCCATCGCCGGAACAACGAAGTAGTTCTCGATCAGGTTACCGCGTTCCGTGGCTCCCCAACGCTCGACGTACTCCTCGTCGGGCTCCGCGCCGAATTCGTCGCCGCGCTTCTCATACACCAACTTTCGCATACAATCGAAAGCTTCGGAAGCTCCGAGCGTAGTCGAACGATCGTGCGCCCACTTCTTCTGGTTCGACGCCATATACTTGTCGAACACAGCTTTGAGGTCGATAACGTACGACTCAGCCACGGAGAACCTACTTAATTTGAATGATGACGACGAAGCGCAGCACGAAATCAGGCCGAAGGATTCTCGACGTACTGGTACGCGAACAGCCCTTGAGCGACGTACTTGCGATTGACGGTGTGAGCGCCGTATTTCGGCTTGCGCAGATCGCGGAGGCGCGCACTGATGGACACCTCGGGGCACCGAAGATGCTCGGCGATTTGCGGGATCGTGTGCCACCGGCCATCAGACATGAACGACGAAACCAGCAACAGCTGGGACGGATCTTGCACTTCGGCCGTATTCAGATCAACCTGCTTCATGAAGTCCTCTGTATCTATTTCAATTCAGATTTGGTTGCGGAGCTGCCGTTCTGCCCGGCATCCTGTAGTTTATGAGACTACCGACTTACCTGATTTGTCCTGCCCGCGTCACTTCAACAAGCACACGTTGCCACATCCGCCCCCGCCCGTCAACGAGAATCCATCTTTTTGTGATGAGCAGAGTAAACACGGAGACGCAAGGCTCGCCAGACACGAACGATCCACGGCGTAGAGATGATTCGCTGCATGTCCTCGATACGCTTGGTCATATCGCTCAAATGGCGCAGAACGGCGTCTCCACGATGATGTTGCAGCAGGGCCAGCTCCAGCAAACGCCCGCCAGCTTCCCCCAACGGAATTTCGCCGTCATAAATCGCTAGACGAACCATTTCTTCGTCCGTGGTTACAGTAGTGATTTTGCGTTGTTTCATGTTTGCTCTCTACCAATTATACTGACTGATTTATCAGCCCTATTCCAGAGTTGGCGAACTCGCCATGCAAGCGCGCAGCTGCAGCACAGTACGCGGCGTGGGCTTCCTCCGGTGTCTTGAACCGCCCCAGCTGAACAGGCTTAGAATTGATGGTAATGGCGGCCCGCCAGCGGTTACGATAAGAACACCAGTAAACACCTTTGTATCCAGAAGTGTTTGTCTTGCTAAGTTTTGTGTTACGGCTGTTCTGCGCCTCTGTTGCGAGGCGCAAATTGTCAATCCTGTTATCTGCCGGATCATTATTCTTATGATCCACCAACGCAGCAGGATAAACGCCGTGAACGTACCACCACGCTAGGCGATGCGCACGCCATTGGCGCCCGAACAGGTTGATCACACGGTAAGTGTGGACGCCCTCCTGGTGTGCAATATCAGCACGGCTGCCGATCTCCCGCTTTTTAGCACGAGTATTCTGGCATGGCGGAAGAGCGATCCAGTAGAAATGGCCGGTAGCGGGATCGTACCTAATCAACTCGTGGAATCGCTCCATCAGTGTGTATCCGCCCAATTGCCGCCGATCTTTGACTCTGCATCGATCGGACAGTTGAAGTTGAAAAACTCACCAGCCGCTGCCGCCGCTTTGATACAGAGTTTAGCGTACACGTCGGCGTGCACTTTCTTGACAGCGCTCTGTGCCTCATCGTGAATGAACGCCAACATGGCAAAATCCCCGCGCCATCCGTGTGACATTCCTTCATCAAAAGCGAATTCCTCAGTGAGGCATATCCACTTCTTTGCAACGAACGCGGCGTCACTCTGCAGGCGCAGATTGAGCGCAGAATGCCTGCTTCGCGCCGGCAGGCGCCGACCATCGAGTCCGATCAAGAAGCCGTGCTCAGCCTGTTCCTGACACTCGTCGATCACCTTCTTCAATGCCGGCAAACCACGCATGAGTTTTGCCCGGATCTCGCGTCCCAACGCGCGCTTCTGATTATCAGACGCGTAAGGGGCAACCGTGTGACCTATTTTCCAATCGCCTGCACCGTACATCAAGCCGTACAGAACGCGCTTGACGACAGAGCGATCAGTGATGCCAGTTGACGCCATGTTGATGGCATGGATATCGCCGGACAGCACAACCTGGATCAGTTCACCGCCATCATACTTTGCGCAGCGTTCAGCAAGGCAGCGAAATTCGATACCGGACAGATCGACGCCTACCTCGACCCATTCTTCGTCGTTGATGAAGCTCGGAACATAAAACAGGCTGCGACATTCGTATCCCCAACCACCGGCCGAGCCCAACAGAATAGCCTTGCTACCATGTGCGATGTACTCGTACGGAAGCAAGTCGAGGATTTTGTCGCCGTCAATTACCTTACCGTCCTTGATCTTAGCGACTTGAACTGCCGGAACTTGGGCGATGTTCGGTGCAACGTGCGCGCACCGGCCGGACACAGTCCCGCCAGTATTCGTGTATGGGTGAATTCGTTCAGTGTCAGGGTTATAGGCGTTTATCCACGACGCCTTACCCTTATAGATCTGGCCGTACCGCTTCTCCATGTACAAGATGTCGGCCAACGGCCCAGCTTCGGGGATCGTCTCGATCAGCTTCGTCAGTACCGGGTCATCGACTGACGGAGACCCCGCATCCGTGAACGTCTCAGGCGTCCACCCATAGACGTTGGTGAACCTGTCGATAATGTGGTGGCGCGAACGCGGATTGAACTGAACGCGCTCGATCGCCACGAACGGGCAACCTTCGGTAACATCCGGGAGCGTCTTTACGCCGGGTTTTTTCTTCTTCGTATTTACGCCGTACCCGCGCCTCGTCTTTTTGGGGAACGTCATGTCTCCCCAAACAGCGCGTGAGTAGTCCTCCCCCCACGCAGTGTTAGGAGTAGCATATGTTTTCGCCGCGTTGATGCCGTTGGGGTCTTCCCACTGGATCTTAACGATCTTTTTCTTCTTGGGCTTGTACCAAGAACCGAACGACTTAACGACCTCGGCGGATTTTAACTCGATTTGAACTCGGAGTTCGTCTGCCAGTTTTTCGGCCTGCGCCAGATCGAAAAAAAAGCCGTTTGCTTCCATCTGACCGACGATGTCGTGGATCTGCTGCTCAAGCGCGACGGCGCTCTCAGGCGGCGGGTCTTGGGAAATTGTATTCCACAAAATCTCCGTAACAGAAATATCGTTCTCACAATATTCTTCCTGTTCAGGATTCCACGAAGCCCACGGATCGAGCCCGCGCTTGATCATGTCGTTGGCGTACTCGCCCTTGTGTTTGCCGAGGCGGTATCCCCAAGCATCCAATGAGTGCGAGCCAATCAACCAGCCAGGAAGCTTCCCGGCCTTATGGAGGCTGAAATCGCCATTCTTGATGTCAGGCACCAACATGCGTGCAAGTACGAGCGTATCGACAACCTCACCAGTCGGCGCCCAATCAGGAAAAACGATCTGAATGGCCTTGTTGTCGAAATGGATTACGTTGTGGCCGATCACCCTATCAGCCATCCGCAGCATCTCAACGCCTTCGGCGATGGTGTCTTGGGCCTCAACAAACCGACGCTCATACAGCTTCTTTCCGTCAGCATCTACGCCGATCGGAAAGTCGTACTCGCCGGCCGCACAGCGGCGGAACCTGAACGTCTCACGCGTCACAGCATCGCGCATGACAAGACAGTGGATACGATCCATAGGAGTCGCATCGCGATGCTTTCGCAATAAGCCGTTTGTCTCCACGTCGTATATTAGTGAACGCATAGAAATCAATACTCCCAAGCAGTGGTAGGAAGAAGGTTACGAACGGGTACCACCACATAATGCTGCGATGTTCATAGCCTTATGTACGTTCCGCTGCCGTCTGTCAAGGATCGCAACCATGCGCTCGTCCAGTGAGTCCTCAACAACGTATCGGTAGATCCAGTTCATTTCCGTCTTACCGACAGCCCAAACGCGTTCTTCGGCCTGATCCATTTCAGATGGAACCCACGAGAGTTCTATAAACGCGACGACGTTTGCCATAGACAGATCAATGGCTTGTCCGGCCGCGACGATGTTTCCAATGAACACCGAGCACGTAGGATCGGTCTGGAAACGAATGATCTGCTCGTCTTTGCTTTTGGCGGTCATGCCGCCGTACACAACAGCCGCATTCGGGAATTCTGCACGCAGCGCGTCGATCACGTCTCGATGATGAGCAAAGACGACAATCTTCGGCTCATCCTCAAGCAAGCCCTTCAAATGCTCGACGCACATAGGCAGCTTAGCAAGTGCAAGCTCGCGCCGCACGGTCGCCAAATGTTCAGCGGGCACATCTTCATCATCGTCACGTTGGACGCCGTCAAACCGCGAATAACGATTCACGATCTTGTCAACAGCATCTTCATCGAGAACACCGTTGAGCAGCGCAGCGAAGTCGCCAAGTTCGTTACGAACGACTTTTGCTTCACGCCGAACAATTGCTTCAAGCCCGGCTTCTGGAAGCAAGATTGTCTCGCGCTTCGGTTCAATTTCTGCGGCCACGTCCCACTTCTCTCGACGCACCATGAACTTCGAGCGCATCCTGAATTGTAGTTCTTCGAGGTTCGACGCACCAGACGTATCCAGGCCAAACCTGTCCTTCTTAGCGGCGCAATACCGGTACACGAATTTCAACCAGTCAGCACCGAGACCTTTCGGATCACACTCCTTACAGATCGTCCACAAGTCGATGGGGCTCTTAAACAAAGCCGTTCCAGACAAGAACAGCTTTTGATGTGCCTGAATGCGGGGTTCGCGCCTGTGTCCGTAGACGATTTTCGTCCGCTTTGCGGTAGGATTCTTGAGCGCGTGGCACTCATCGAAAACGGCAACGTCCCACGGCGCACCGGTCAACATGTCTTTATGACGCGACAGTAGGTCATAATTGATGATCACAACGGACGTGTCCGGCCATTTGGCGCCCTCGACTACGCCAACACTGGTGCCCTCATGCACTAGCCACTTTTCAAGCTCCCGCTTCCAATTGTACTTCGCCGTAGCTGGACAAACAATTAGCGCATCCTTGAGATCAGGTTTAGTATTCATCACGCCGATTGCTTGGATCGTGTTATGGGTGACAATGAAGTCGTCAGTCACATACAACTGATCTGGCGCGCTGGTCGATATACACTGCTGCTCTACGTCACCGATATATTCTATCGAGACGATCGCTTTGCCGCGCTTTTGCGTCGGCTTACGCCATTGTAAGCGTTTGTACGTCATATGAAATGGGCACACGTCAATATTAACGCGTACCTGATATTCAACTGGCTTGTCTTCTGCGGTCCTGTCGTAAGTACGAACAGACGCCAGTCCGCCAAGACTGCGAACAAGGTGAGCGACATCATCAGCGAGTCGGAGAGAACACGTATGGAACGTACTTCTGTTATCGCGACAGCTTCCATCCGTATCCATGAGACCGCGCAGTAGCTCCAAGCGATCTGCGCTCGACGCGAACAAATATTCGCGCGGAATGAAGCGCTCTTTAGATTTTACATTCAACCCCATAGCCGTGATCGCGGTCTTGGTCGGCGATGATCTCCAAGCCGTGTGGCGTAAGGCCCACTGCGGACATGATCCTCCAGAACATATCGCCAAATGTGCGGTCGGCGCAATAATCCGTTCAACCCGCTCTTTAATCTCTGTCTTATTATCCCCAGCAGAGAAGCAGATACTAGAACCACTCAGGTACCCGTCACCAATAAGGACGCCCAACAGATAAGGATCAATTGGCATAGTACGTGGCGTAAATTCAGCACACGCCATAGTGGGCAAAACGTACTTGTAGTCGGCAGCGCTAGACGGATACGTCAGTCCGCTGTCCATCATTTCGCCGACAGTTTTTGTCGTTTCACCGCCGCGACATGTCTTGTAGGTGAACAAGTGCTCACGCCCACAGAGTGTAGAGCTTCCGTCAAAAAGCATGACACGATACGCCGCGTGAACGCCTTGTGGATATACGCCTGTAACTGCGTGCGTCTTTCCGTCGCGGCCAATGATCTGCATCCCGACGTACGCGTCGCCCATCCTGACCCATCCGTCAGGCGTCAGTATTTTGCTATCGAGCGGCTGTTCCTTGCCAAGTCGCATGGAATCGCCAATCAACACGCGCGGAAGATCTTTCGCGTACGCTATACCTGCCTTTTGATACGGCCGGTAAGCCAGACCGGTGGGCGCAGGAATAACGATGTTCGCATCAAGCGCATTGCTACGTGTGACAGCCGCGTAAAACGCATCTCCATACTGGATCAGCGCTTGTTTAGCTACGTCATCGGCATATTCACGAAAACGTGAAGCGTTGAGGGCGTTCGCTGTAACGTACACATTCTGTCCGCGCAAGAACCGCCAACCAAGCGCTTCCATTTCAGTACCGTCCACGACTTCATAAGCGCGAAACAGGCCCTTAGAGTACGTTACAAGCATATTGTACACCCAATAGTAAGAAGTGCGAGGCAGGCCCAATGACGGGGCTCAAACGCGGAAGGGTAAGCCACCAGAAAACCATTCCGTTTAAGAGCGCCTGCCTCGCACTAATTGGTCAGCGGCGGAGCAGGACGTGCCACCACGGAGTTGGAGCCGGATGCTCCATTGCCGGCAAC